CACGACGCCCGACATGGGGACACCATGCCCGTTGAGGAACTTGGCATACGCCTTGAACGGCATCTTGCCCTTGGCGGCATCGCCAAACACAGACTTCGACGGCAGTTGCAGGCGGTACACCGCGCCTTCCATGTCGCCCTCAAGAACCACCGCGATGCGCTGGAAGAAACGGCAGGCCCGGGAATCTCCTTGACCGGAACCCTTGATGTTCTGCGGGCAGACGGCGCACTGCGACGCCTGAGGCCTCACTGAATCACTGGCCGGCGCCACACCGTCCGACGAGTAGCACGCCGGAACCGACGCCTGCCCCTTGACGTAGGTGGTGTCGTAGAACGAACGCGACACCTTGGGGTTGCCGTTGACCACAACGAAGTTCATGGAGCGCTCTTCGTTCTTGGCGATTTCCTCGCCATTGGCGAGCATCCTCCAGACGCCCCCCTCGATCGAGATCGACTTGCCGCCCGACGCGCCACCTGCCATCTGCTTGGTGAAATCGTCACCCTCGCGCAGGTGATCGGGGAGGGTGTTGCCGGAAGAAAACAGAGTCATTTCAGACATTTTTGATCCTTGGTTGGTACTACTTGGAAACACGCCGCACGGTGATGGCGTACTCAGAATCGACGTTCATACCCTCAGGGAACACGTTCGGGTTCTCCTGCAGGAACGCCTTCATGTTGCCTTGGTGAATCCGCTGCTGAAGCAGATCCAAGGCGTCATGCTCTTTGACAAACTTACGCATGGCTTCCCAGTTGGAAGTCCAGTACTCAGTCTTAACGGTGCGCGTAAACGTACCGTGTGCAGTCTTGCCGCCGTTCTGCCCGGTGGCCTTGCAGATTTCCAGCAGCTCTTTACTGATCGCTTGCATCTGGGAGTCCAAGTCAGCAATTTTGGCGTCGTACTCGCGGGCAATTTCGGCACGAGCATCGCGAATCTTGATATAGACACTGACCAATTTGTCAGCGTCGTACTTTGGTGCGTCACTCATGGTTACCTCCTGGTTGGTGCGTTAAGTATACACGGTCAGTTTACGATGTCAAGCCCCTCCTTTTATCCGCCTCAGGCAGAACAGCATGAACGTGGTCTCCTCGCCGTAGTACACCAGCGAGTGCGGCGCAGCAGGGTTGAACACAATAAGGTTTCCGACCTCCATACGCTGCCGCAAGTCTTTACGCCCGAGCCGAAAGTGGAGCCAAGTGTCAGATCTATAAGGCTCACTCACCACTCGCCGCGCTCGCACCGGCAACAGCCCAAAATACACTCCACGCTGCACGTCATCCGTATGCTCCTCGACAGATCTGTTGTGAGTCTGCAGCTCGAACCGCCGAGCCCGCACCGGGAGGTCCGGGGCGTACGGGTTCGGCAGCCGGAACCCGACCTCCGCCGCCCGCTCTACAATGCGGCGCTCCACCTCCGGGAACTCGGCGATACAAACGCTCGGATTCACAAATTCGTTCTTGGCGTGCGGCAACTTAGCTATTTTTGTCAGTTGCTTCGCTAGTTCACTAATTGCCATCAAGCGATCTCCTGTCGGAACAGATCCACGATGCCTTGGTGAAGGTCCACTTTGTTGTCGAGCATCGCGTACATACGCTTCTCGACCGGGCTGCCTTGCAGGCGCACGACGGTCACCGGATGACGCTGGCCCGCACGGTGGGCGCGGGCGTTACCTTGCAAATACAACTCAGCAGAAGTCACCGGACCCCACCAGACGATCGTGTCCGCACGAGTCAACGTCAGCCCGTGTCCAGCAGCGGCAGGGTGCGCGAGGATAACGCGCGGGTTGTCCTCAGACTGGAACGCCTTGACCACGTCGGCTCGCTGACCCGCGCTCACCCCACCGTGCAGAACCCCGACGCTATGCCCCGCCTTGATGAGATCCTGTTCAAGCCGGTCGATCACATGCCTATACATGGCGAACACCACGACCTTGTGGTCTGTCCCCTCAATCACGCTCAGCAGTTCGTTCAGGCGGGCGGTGATGTCGAACTCGATGACATCCCGGTTAACAGTGTAAGCTGACCCAGCCGACACTTGGAGCAATTTGTTAAGTAGCCCCGCTGCGTTCACTGCGGTGATCTCCTCGCCAGCAGCGACTGCCATCATCTTCTTGCGGATCATCTCGTAGTACTGCATCTGCTGGGCGGTCAGTGGAACTTCCCGCGTGGCGTAAAGCAGGTCGGGCAGGTCGAGACATTCCTCCTTGGTGAACCGGATGGCCGGTTGCAGAATCTTATGCACCGTGTCCTGCGCGGTCGCTTTCGGCACCCATTTGAACTGCGTTACCTTGACCATGACCTGATCCCTGAACGCTCCGAAGAACCGGGGAACCGACGCCGGGTTGACCAGCTTGGCGAGTCCGTAGGCGTCCAGCGGCGACTGCGACGCAGGAGTGCCTGTCATCAACCACAAGCGCGTTGCGGGGCGCAGCAGACTGTTCAGGGCCTTCCAGCGATCCGTCGTTGAACTCTTGACCGCCGAGGCTTCATCGACAATCACCAAATCGAACTTGGCTGCCTCCAATGAGTCTCGAGCAACCTTTACGCCGTCGAAGTTGATGATGACGAACTCGTAGTCCCCCGCGATGATCTCTTCCCGTTTGCGCTTGGACCCCGTAGCGATGGCAACGGAGCGGTGCATCACCGTCTTGAACAGGTCGGAGCGCCAGGCGGTCTCCATGATGGACACCGGGCACACAATCAGCACGCGCTTGACCTCGCCCTGCTGCATCAGGTAGTCCGCAGCCCACGCAGCGGCACTTGTTTTTCCGGTCCCGGCCTGGCTGAGTACGAAACAGCGCGGATGCGTCGTAAGGAACGCGGCAGTGGTGCGTTGATGGTCGAAGGGGGTGTATACCCCGGGCCACTTGTAGCGCCCAATGATCGGGCTAGGTACATCCTTGATCTGTAGGTTGCGCAGCAGGCGCGTTTCGTTGAATCCCCAGTTGACCACCACTTTGGACAGGTCACCGCGCGTCTCCAGCACCTTGCTTTTCGGGATCAACGATGTGATCTGCTGCGCTTTCTTTGTTACGAACAACAGCGCTCTGTTGTCTATGATTTGCATCAGGGTCTCCGTGGACGCAAAAAGAGCGCGGTAGTCGAAACTACCGCGCAAATCCAACCAACCATGAGACGCATCGGCTCCCGCCGAGGCATCCCGATCCTACATCACTTCTTCGCTTCGCGCTTACTGGTCTGCGACTTCAGCGCGTTCGTCTTCGTTCTGGCGAAACTGCGATTCTCACTGCGAGGGATAGCTCGCAGGTTCTTCATTGCGGACGTTCCACCCTTGGAGAGCGGCACCGTATGATCTACGTCCACCGTGCTGGGCAGATTCCCATGCACCGCTTCATACGCTTTGCGGGCCTTGCCCCGCTCATTGCGCTTCTTGATCTCTTCAGGCTTACTGTGAAATAGCGCGTATTCGCGCGCGTAATTTCTCGGCTTGGTCGCCATGCTGTTTACCTATACTCGCAAGCCCCCACGGGAAGGGGGCAGAATTTGCACAAGCCGCTGGGACGCGGGTTCCACACCGTGGACTCTTCGATCTGATTGGCGTACCCGGCCCACTTGGACAGGATATCAGGCAGTTGTTCACGGGTGTAGGTCGCTTGGATCACGTCCTTGGCAACGACGAACAATAGCGCCCCCTTGACCTTCTCCACCTCGGGGTAGTGCCTCATGACCAGCGCAGCCATCAGCTCCAATTGCGCGGTATCCGCGAACCGGGCGGACTTGCCCGTCTTCCAATCACCTACGCGGGCAACGCCTGTCTCTCGGTTGATGCACAGGTAGTCCGGGACGCCTCGGAACCAGACATCGGAATCGAAGAACCCGCAGGGCGAGAAGTCTCGGCGCAGGCCCATCTTCTGCTCGACAACAATCTCTCCATCGAACTGTCGGACAGGTTCCACGAACTTGCTGTAGTGCGCAAAAGCCTCCGGAAGAGGCTCTCCATCTCTGATGTGCAACTCAAATGCTTTGTGTACTCGTTCACCATACATCGTCGCTTCGGTGGGAGCAGACTTGTACTTACGCAGGATTCGCACCTCGTGGTACTGCCGCGCACACTGCTGAAAATTCTTGATCCCCGAGTACGAGTGCGTAAGTTTCATGTCTGCTCCGCGTTGTTTAGGCTTGCAGTTTAGCAGGCTCCATAGCTATCCCCCATGCCGGATTCGCACGCCAGCGGCAGTCCCTGCGCCCACGACGGACACCATGACATACACTCCTCCACGAACATCCGGGCTTCGTCTGCTTCATTGGCGGGAGCCACGATTGCAATGGCGTCATGCACCGTCAGCACCGGGGCGTACCGCTTGCTGATGCGCAGCATCTGTTCCCCGATGATGCAGCGAGCGACGGCCTGGCAGACATTCTCCACCACCTTACCACCGTAAACCTTCACAGGTAGCCCCTTGGCGGTATATACCCACTGCGCCTTTTCTCCATCCAGCACGCGCCGCAGGTTCGGATACTGGATGTGCAGCCCGCTTGGCAGAGTGATGCCGACCTTAGGCACGACACGCAAAATGCCCGGGACATCGAGGACGTACTCGTACCCGTTGAAGAGGGCGTGCAGGGCTTCCTCACCGCGCTTCCACAGCTTGGGGATGTAGCCGTACGTGTCGCGGTAGGCATTCACAATGCGCTTGGCTTCCTCCTCGCTGACCTCGACCTTGGCCTGCATCTTCAGGAACGCTCGCAGCTTTACGGGCCCAACGCCATACCCCGCGCCGAGGATTACGGTTTTTCCAACCTGCCGCTCGTCGGGCGTGATGTCGGGCACCTCCTTGCTGTAGATCCGCGATGCCATGATCTTGTACACGTCCTGCTTGTCACGGAACGCCTGCACGAGATCGTCTTGTCCAGCCAGCCACGCCAGCGTCCGCGCTTCGATCTGCGAAGAGTCGCAGTCTATGAAGACGTGCCCTTCCGGCGGGCGAATGGCTTTTTTGATCTTGCCCGCGTTCGGCCCACGAGCCGGTAGGTTTTGAAGGTTGATCGAGTCCTGTCC